TATCACAAGTTTCGATAACCACTATGAGAATGATACAGCAAAGAAACAAGCTGATGCACTCAAACTTCGATTGGATAATGAATTGGCAGAAGCTAAATTGAATGGAGATAGTGAACTTGAGCTTCTTCGTATGCAGGAACAGCAGAAGCTTGAACTGAAAGACAGCTTGAGACGGATGGGAGAGGAGAGTGATGCCGAATTCCGGGCCAGGCAGCTTGCTGCAGACCAAGAATACTTGAATGCAAAGCAGGCGGTCATTGACAAGGAAGTGGAGATGCAGCAAAATAAAGGTGAATCCCTTTCTGTCTTGGCAGGGAATCTTTCTGATTTGTTGGAACAAGCGGCAGGAGATAACGAGAATATGGCTCAGTTGGCGAAAATACTGGCTATTGCGGAGGTTTCTATTGCGCAAGGGGTAGCCATTGCCAAAGCCGTAGAAACAGCTACCCGCTCATCTGCAACATGGATTGACATGCTTGCTGCGATAGGTACTGTAGTGGCATCTGTAACTACTGTTATGGGAAAGGCTATGAAATCGGTGAAAAGTGCTAAATTTGCACAAGGAGGTAAAGTTGAAGGGCCAGGTTCCGGTACAAGCGATTCCATACCTGCTATGTTGTCCAACGGTGAAAGTGTAATGACGGCTGCTGCAACCTCGATGTTTGCTCCGTTATTGTCGGCTTTCAATCAGATAGGAGGAGGTATTCCCATTAATGTAACAGCTTCTTCCAATCAGGCGTTAGGAGAGGACATGCTGGCCAAAGCTGTTGCAAAAGGTATGATGATGGCGCCTGCTCCGGTGGTTTCTGTGGAAGAGTTTACCTCTGTTGCTAATAGGGTTAAGTACGTTGAAAATCTTGGTAGTATATGAAAGCATATGAACTATTGATATTGAATAAGAGTCTTCTTCAAATGATGGGGGATGCTTCGCTTGATGTCGGGGATGTGAAATATATTCCCGTGTATCAAGAATATGTCCGTCTGTCAAAGGAGGGACATAAAAAGACTTATATCATGCAATATTTATCCGATGAGTATAATATTGCGGAAAGGACAATTTATCGGATAATAGATAAGTTCTCAAGTAAGGTGGATGTTTAGGGGGGGCGGAATTATTCCGCTCTTTTTTTGTTTTGAAAAAGTTGCTGACAAAGCGTGTCAGTGGAATAGACTTCTTATTTTCTTCAAGCCGTATCATGTTTTCTACCTTTGTTACAAACAATTATGTGATATGGCTAAATTATACATTAACAAGGACATTGTAGCTGATAAGGATAAAATGGAAAATTGGTATTTGACCGGTGACGAGGGGCTTTCGTTTCCGGATATCCAATACTTCCTTTCATGGCTTGACCCGGCTGACCCTAAAATTGACATTGAAATCCATTCGTGCGGCGGTGATACGGTTGAGGGGTATGCTATTTATGATGCATTACGTGCGTCGGGCAAGGAAATATCTTGTACCGTTGTTGGACGATGTGCTTCTATGGCTACCATCATTTTGCTTTCTGCTCCACTTGAACGCAGAAAAGCTTATCCTCATGCAAAGTTTCTCATCCACAAACCATATTTGGCAAGATATGATGATTTATTGGACCTTGAAACTATAGAATCCATCAAATCAAGTCTGGAAGCGGAAAAGGATAAGATGATGGCTGTATATGTTGAACGGACAGGAGTTGAATCGACCATTTTGGAGGTCCAGATGAACAAGGAGGCATGGTTTGGCGGTGAGGTTGCAAAACAACTTGGATTTATATCTGATGTTCTTATACCGACTACAGCAAAAGGAACTGATTATAAACTTAATAGTGAGAAAATGAACAAAGAGAAACAAGTAACGGTAAAGCAATCTATCATTGACAGACTGCTTGCGAAATGTGGCTACCAGAAGATAGAAGACATTCCGGTAGTATCTATGGAACTGACAGATGCCGAAGGTAATACACTGACGGTGGAACGTGAAGAAGGAGAACCGCAGGTGGGAGATGCGGCATCCCCCGATGGCGAGCATGTTATGCCCGATGGTAAGACTATCATTGTAACAGACGGAGTGATTACAGAAATCAAAGACCCGGAAGAAGCAAACGGTGACGAGGAGATTGAAGCTTTAAAGGCGCGCATTGAAGAACTTGAAGAGGAAAATGCGGCATTGAAAACCAATGCCCGTACAGTTGAGGACAATAAGATACTGAATGCTGTAAAGATGGCAGGAGGTGAGAATTGGCTAGCAAAACATTGTTCAACCTATAGAGTCTCTTTGCGTACCCAATCCTTCAAGAATACTGTTGAGACACAAGCAAGTGCAGAGGAGACACCTATTCAAAGAAAGTTGAGAGAGGAAAGGGAGAAGAGAACTAAAAAGTAAAGAAAGGAGAATTGAGTATGCCTATTTTAGATTTTTCAAAATTGACGCCAGACAATCAGGCGGTGAAGGATTTGAAAGACTTGATTGAACTGACAGTCTTTCAAAATGAGGATATGGAGCGTTTTATGACGTTCATGCCTAAAGTGACCAATGGCAAGAAAGTTGGCTTCATCGGTGAGATGGAGGATGTAGGTATCGCAGGTGCCGGATGTGACCCTGAATATCAAAAAGTGGCTATCGCTGCCGCCCAGAAAGTATGGGAAATTGGCGACTGGCAAGTTCCGTTGGAAATGTGCTATGAGGATTTGGAGAATACTATTGCAAAGTACTGCTTGAAGACCGGTACCAATATTGCGGACCTTACTTCTACTGAATATATGGATGGGATTGTCCTTCCAAAACTGACGGAAGCAATGATGAAAATGTTATGGCGCTTCACTTGGTTTGGAGACAAGGATGCCGCTAATATTGACGGTTCCGGTCAAATTACGGATGGATTGAATGTAGAATTGTTCAAGACATGTGACGGTTTCTTTAAACGCCTGTTTGCCATATGTGCAGAGAATTCCGGTCAGCATACCGTTATATCAGCCAACTCTGAAGCATCTTATGCTTTGCAGAAGTCCAAGATGAAAGAATTGGGGGCTGCTACATCTGTGTTTGACACGATGCTTGAAGATGCGGATAGCCGTATTTTCCAGAAGTCCGGACATGCAATTTTTGCTACAAAATCATTATGTGATTCTTTGTCACGTGATGTGAGGGAGAAATATAAGGTTATTATGCCTTGGACGGTCATTTTTGACGGCCTTGAAGTAGGAGAGTATGACGGCGTTACGGTCGTAAAATGTTCTATTTGGGATAGATTTATTCAAGCGTATCAGAACGATAAAACGAAACTGAACCTTCCTCACCGTGCGGTTCTATGTTCTCCGGACAATTTAATGTACGGTTGTGAAGGCGATAACCCGATATCTGACCTTGATATCTGGTTTGAAAGAAAACCCCGTAAGAATTATATCTATTCTACTGGTAAACTCGGTTCTATGATTGGCGAGGACAACTTGGTGCAAGTAGCATATTGACAAAAGGAGGTATTCTATGGGAGTATGTGATGATATTTTAAAGAAAGATATTGTTCCGTCGTGTGATGATCCAGTAGTACAAGGATTGGAGCAGGAAGGGGTAATAATGAATCGTGCGGATGTGGACTTTGCAGCCACAGTATTCAATTCTACAAAAAAGAATGTGATTGAAACGCTGGCTATGAAAACCGGGAAGAAGGCTTATAAGGTTGTTGTTCCTGGTAAAAATCCATTTACGGGTACAAAGACCTCATTAGTGGCTGGCACATATCGTAGTTCGTTTACCAATACTGTCGCGATTGTGATATTGGCAAACGACCCGGATGTATGCGCTGATGTTATTGACGGATTGGCTAACGGTACCTATGTTGTGGTGTTGGAGAATAAATATAAGGGTTTACAGAAAGAAGGAAACCCTGGTGATGCCGCTTTTCAGGTGTATGGTTACTACCAAGGGCTTACAGCTACAGCTATCGACAACGATAAGTATAGCGAGGATACTGAAGGTGGATGGGCTGTTACCTTGGAAGAGCAGAAAACGCCTAAATCTGCATTATTCTTGTTCAAGACGAGTTATGAAGCAACTAAGACTGCTGTCAACACTTTGACGGCTGAACCGGCAGCATAGGAGGGAATATGCTTGTCTTGGAGATGGTTGATAAGTTGAAGAGATTGGGGGATAAGGTCTCCCTTTCTTCTTCTGATAAATCAGACATTGAACTGATGTTTCATGAAGTTCTTGGTAGGACATTTACCAAGACCTCATGTGGTGATTGCTATCGTGACGCTGTGATTGAAATGTATTCGTACTTAAAAAGATATGGAAAAATGAAAGAAAAATCAAGTTATGCATTGAAAAATGGTGTATTGCTCCAAGTAGGCTTTGGAAGTAGTGAAATGTACACCAACAACAATCTTACTGACGAAGCGGCAGAAAGGTATCTTGCGGAAAATCCTAAAGGGATAGTCTTTTTTGCTTCAACGCCTTCCGATTGGGAGAAAAGGGTTGAAAGACGGATGAGTCCTGCTTTACCATTGGATGAAACTTTGGTTTCAGAATTGGTGAAAGCCTTTGAAGTGGAAGGTGCTACTTCTGAGTTTGTGAGAGATGCGTTCAAGACTTATAAACTGAACGGGAAGAAAGTTACAGCTAAAGTATTGGATGCTCATATTAAAGAGGCTCAATCTGTAGTTGACTCTAAGCAGACTATAGAAGCCGTAGAAACGGTGAAATAAAGAATAACCTCACGGAACGATGAATGTAAATGAATTAAAGAAGAAGAGTAATAGGCGTGTTGACACGGGCTATTTACGTAATCTTGGCATCCAAAGCTACGGTGATGATAATTTATATCCCCAACATCTAAGAAATATCATCGCTGCGAGTTCAACGGGTAGCGAATGTGCAGAACGTTATGCCAATTTCATAGAGGGAAATGGGTTTCGTGAGGTTGCTTTTTCTGAATATGTGGTTAACCGCCGTGGAGATACGGCAGATGACATCCATGCTTTCGTCTGCAAGGATGTTGCTGATTACGATGGGATGGCGATACATGTTAATTATAATATGTTCGCAGATATAGTGGAAGTACAGCACATCCCCTTTGAAAATTGCCGTTTGTTGGAGGAGGATGAATCCGGATATATCGCAAAAATCGCAGTTCATCCGGATTGGACAGGAAAGAAAACCCGTCAGGGAAAAGCCATAAAGGTAATACCAGAAAATGTGGAGTTTATAGATGTATTTAATCCACGTAAGGAGGTGGTCTATGCGCAAATTCGGGCTGCCGGAGGGATTGAAAACTATAAGGGGCAGATACTATGGATTAGCAACACAGGGAAATTCGTGTATCCTATCGGAAGAGCTGACCGTGTGATTACGGAAATGAGTACGGATGAGGGATTAGCCAATGTGAAGTATCGTAATGTGCGTTGTAACTTCATGCCTTCCGGGATGATAATTACAAAGAAAGGTGCTTCTTCGGTACGTTTTGATGAAAACGGAAATCCTATAAAAGAGGATAGGACTAATGAAGATACTGGTTTTTCTGATACTATCGTGCAATTACAAGGAGACACCAATGCGACAAAGGTCTTAGAGGTAACCTTGGAATCTGATGAAGAAAAACCGGAGTTTGTGGATATTAGTCCTAAAAATTATGATAAGGAGTTTACCGTTACTGATGCCAGTGTGGTTGAACGTATTTATTCGGCTTTCGGGCAGGAGCCTTGGTATTGTATCCGGATTGGTAAGGTTGGTTTTTCTGGGGATATATTGGAAGATGCTTTTGAATACTATAACTCTATTGTGTCAAAGCAACAACGCATGATTGAACGGGCTTTTCAGAAAATTTTTGCGCATTGGTATGAACCTCTCAATCCTTCCAATGACTTTAGTGTACAACCTCTTAAATATATAAGAAATGCTGCGATGTCTAATAACAACAGATGAGGTCTATAAGTTGGCTCGTACGATGTCAATACACATCGATACGGAAAAGATAGAGGCATATATTCGGGAGTCGGAGAACATTGATTTGAAGTCAGCTTTGGGTGATGCTTTATTCTTAGATGTGAAAGAACATCCGGAAAATTATAGTGAGTTGCTTAATGGTAGTTCTTATACCATAGAATGTGGAGGCAAACGTTCCTTTGTAGGGCTGAAAACGACATTGGCATATTATACCTATGCTCGTATCGTGAAAAATGGAGATGGAAATGTCACCCGTTTTGGATTTGTCAATAAAGATAACGAATATTCATCGCGTTCTGATTTTAAGGAGAAACTTATGGCTTATAATGATGCTTTCTCTGTTGCTGATAGGTATATGAAAGAATGTGTTCGGTATTTGAATGATAATAAAAAAGACTTTCCGCTGTATAGGGGAAGTGGAGGGATTAATGCTAATCGTGTAACTTTTAGAGTACTTGGTGAATAATGCCTGATACACTTGACATATTAAGGAAACTTGCTCTACAGATAAGGAACGCCTCTTCTGAGGGAGAGAATACCGCAGAGAGGGTTGGACGGACATTTATTGGCATTCTTGAACTCATTCAACAAGGAATGAGCATCGAAGAATTATCAAAGGTGTTCCTTCGAAAAGACCAGGCTGACGGCACAAATTTTCTGTTGAAGTTCGGCGAGTTTATCGACTCTATGGTCGCGGGCAAGGGTGCCGGAATATTCCCTGACGGCCGTATGCAGCTGTCCCGCCTCGAGGTCCGCGACAGCCTTACCGTCCTTGAGCTTATCTTCAACCGTCTCTCCGCCATGGAGAGCGACTATTCCTTCTCCGAGTCCGGTACCATCGAAAGTGTATCGCAGCTTGAAGACGGCACATACAGCCTGAAGATGAAGAAACGGTGGGATAACGACTTTACTGCACTGGCAGAAAACGATGTTGTATATGGTGTTGTCAATGACCTTGCATCAGGTGGCGGCAAGTATTATACCTCCTGGCTACGTGTCTTGCATGTTGACATCTCAGCCAATACGATCAACGCTGTGATGTACCCTGATAGCGAGGTGCCGGGTGGCAAGAATTATCCTCCTGAGCCGTTGATGATATTATCACACCGTGGCAACCCGGTTGATACTGAACGGCAGGGTTATTGGTATCTGTCATCCCGTGAGCATTGTATCTGCATGCTTAACGGGGTCACAAAACCCGTCCTTGAGGAAAGCAACTATTCGGTGATCGTCGGCAGGCTGAAGCATCTGTCTCTGTTCGACAACCTGCCCATCAACTACCTGCACTCTTATATCTACGTCCGGGGATTGGTAGCGCAGGACATCCACCGCATCGACTTCCAAGGCGTATTGCCCCGCATCGCCAACGACCGCGGAGAGTGGAACATGGAGACCGCCACCGGAGCAGAACCCTACCAAGCCGACCGCGAGGCACAGACCGAGACCGTACGTGTGATGATGTACGATACCGTGTGGCACTACGGATGCAAGTGGATGTGTCTTGTTTCCGGCACTACCGACGAACCGAAGTACGGAGCAGCGGGCTGGGCAATGGTCGAGGGCAATCCGGATTTCAGCATCGATATAGAAAGCTCCAATGGCTGGTACTTCGATGCGGAGCGTTTTGCGACCACCCTCACCATTACCGGTGAGCTGTACAACCGTGACGTTACGGCGCATATCCTTGACAGTGATGTGGAGTGGACGCGCGATACGGGCAACGTCACCGAGGACAACGCCTGGGCGGTCGCACACGCGGAAACCGGCAAGTCACTGCCGCTGACGGTCAACGACCTCGGCCCCGACTATATGAACATGACCGGGTGCAAGTTCATCGCACGGGTATTGCTGCGTGACGGGCAGAACAATTATGAGACAATGAATTATATAACTTTCTAATTATGCAGACTATACAGAAGAAGATAGAGGTCAACTACCGCCCTCTCCAGACCAGCGGCGGGATAGAGGTTGTCGGCAGCGTGCCGGACGTGCAGGTGTACCAGGCTGACAAGGCCGAGTACACTCCGGACTACACGCTTACCCCCCTGACGCTGTTCCCCCGGTGCAATGCCACCGACCCGGATGCGGTGGTCAAGGTGGGTGCGGTCAACGCGTCATTGGTCAACATGAAGTGGTACGAGCGCTTGAACGGTGTACGGACATTGATTACATCTGCCAACAAGAGCTATGTCATTACCGAGACCGGAGCCGAGAAGGGTAAGATACAAGTGAAAAAGAACGCCGTTCCCGGCAGTCCGGTAACACTGGAGTTCTACGCCGAGTATGTCGATGCGAAGCGTACCGGACAGACGCATGTCTACCGTTTCAGCCGTCTTGTCCGCGCCGTTGACGGCAGCGAGGCGCAGCCTAAGCTGATGGTCGACTCTCCGTCGGCACTTGATTGGAACCCGTGTCGGGACATTGCCAGGCAGGCCATCACCGCCAGACTGCTTGTCGGTGATGTAGATGTCACAGCAACCAACAAGTGCAAGTTCTTCTTCTATCGGAAGCTGAATACGGGCGCACTGGAGCAGATTACCGACGGTAACGGCGACAATGACTGGGAGTTCGTATCACTGACAAAGAACGTGCTTACCATAGACCGGGACTATATCGGCCACGAACAGACCTACGTCGTGAAAGCATCGTACTCGAAGGACGGTGCTCCTTCATCCAAGCCGGACAGTGACATAGACTATGTCTCCACCACCATCCGCAGGCGTATTCCCAGCATCGAGATTGACTGGGAGGGATTTCCGCAGCAGGTGGCAGACGGAACCAAGATGATATACCCGAAACCGGTCATCCGTGATACGGCAGGGATTGTCCCCAATCCCCAGGCCATCCTTGAGTGCGAATGGTACACGAAGGCGGCCGGCGCCTCCTCATACGTGCTGGCCGCTGCCGGGTACTCGCCCTCCATCCCATGCACCGACGGCATGATGCTACAGCTGAAGGTGATTGACAAGGGCCCGTATGCGGCGGTGGTGACATCTGACGGCAAGTACGTGACGGATGACAGCGGTAAGTTTATAGTGGCAAGGAAAAGGGATGTTTAACCATTAATCGATAGCAGTATGGCATTTTATATCAAAGTGACGAGAGAGGTTGCGGACAAGCTGGGAGTGGCAGGAATCCGCAACAGCACTGCCGACGGCAATGTGCTGTTATGGCAGGCCGATGTGGCAGGCTTTCCCGGCGATACGGTATTCGACCGGGCGGCAGTAGTCTGGGGCGTGTGCCTTTCCCCGCAGCAGGCCAAGGGTGAGATAGACGGCGTGGAAGATCCGGTGGAGGTCGCCACTCCGGAGGGTTTCATGGATAAAGACGGGGAGGAGGTGACCGATGAGCGTAGCGAGTAAGGTCGGGCAGGTAATCTTTTCGCAAAAGTCTGGCGTTTACATGCCAGCGATTATGTGCGACAAAGGCGACCTCTATCAAGAGTATGATGGTGAATCGGGTGCTCCGACAAACATAGCCCCCGACTTCACCACGATGAAGCCGACGCTCTCCTTCCTTCTCACCTCCTCACGGGTGGCTGAGGGGGTTGTGGTGCCCTCTTCCATCAGGTGGTATTTCAATGACGTGTTGATAAGCTTCACATCCAACGTTTCCACGAACACGTTCGGCGGCGAGACGGGGCATTTCAAGTACATCCCCTACAAGGCGGGCACTACGAACTATTACGGGCTTCAGATCGTGAAGAACCTGGTGAAGGCGTCGTCCGGTGCGAGCTGCAGCGTCAAGGCGGTGGCTACGGTGACCGTGGGCAACGTGTCGGATGAGGTGCAGTTCGTTTACAGCATCCCTATCACCAAGGGTGTGGGCAACCAGAACGTGGTGACCATCGTTTCCGGAGATGACAAATACTTTGCCATCCGTGAGAAGGGAGGCAGTGTCGTTCTCACGGCAATGGCGAGACGTGGAGCGTCAGAGATCACCTCCGGACTAACCTACAAGTGGTCCAGGATGGTTAACGGTGCCTGGCAGACACTCGTCGACCAGACCGGCAAGAGTCTGACCGTTACGGACAGCCTGGTTGACACTACGGGCATCTTTAAGGTGGAGGTGTCGCAGGGCGGCAATCTGATAGGCCTTGACACGCAGACGGTGATGGACTTGTCAGACCCCTACGACATCATAACTAATCCCAATCCCGAGGATGAGACGATTGTTTCCGGTTCCGGAGGTTCGGTGACTTATACGCCTATCCTTGTCAAGCGGGGACAGACCACGAAGGCAAAGAATATGCTGTTCTATTTTGTCTTTATGGATTCGGCAGGGGTCATTCTCAATCCGGCTACGGCGAATGTGGCTGCGGCAAGCGGTACCTGCACTGAAGCTATGTGCCAGCAGGCAGGCGGCAATGTTTCATGGACAATCTCAACGGCAGCATGATATGGCAAAGAAAGCGTTGGCAAGCAAGACGGGAGAAGTGAAGTATCTCCAGCAGGGACCGATCGGTCCGCTGGTCTATCCGGCTGGAGAATATTCCGCATCCACAGGCTACACCCGTACGGCTCTATCGACACCGATGGTACTGTGTGAAGGTCAATACTACGTGTTGGCTAAGGAGGGCACATTTAGGGGTGTCAACCCCAAGACAGACTATGCGGCAAACGGCAGTAAGGCGACATGGATAGTGATGGACAAGATACAGTATGCCTTTATCGAGGTACTGATGGCGAATTTCGCCAAGCTGGCAAGTGCGGTGTTCTATGGGCAGTATATGTTTTCGCAATACGGAATAAAAGCCGATGGCTCTGCTGTAGAAACGGTAGGCGGATATAAAGATTTTAATTACAATGACCCGATGAATCCGGCAAACAAGTTTCGACCAAACTTACTCCTTGATTTTCTGACTGGGAGCTTCAAGGGACGTAATGTTGAAGTTGAGGGGACAATTATTGCCAATGCATCATTTGTTCGGATGCATGATTTCCGTGCAAACGAGGGGTATTTCTTTTTGAATCCGGCTTTTGGCTCTGATTTTATCAATGGTCGCCCTAATCGTATTTCTACTGCTGTATATATGCTACCGGATGCTGCTCAATATGCCGGAATGAAGATATCATTGACGATATACAAAGACTTAGCGAGCACATACGGGTATATATCAGTTGTCACTAAGAATGCGTTTAATGAAACAGCAGTCGTTGGTAGTGAAATGAAATATTGCAATAGAGCAAGTATATCTGGAGCCGGAAGATATGAATTTATATCATTAGGCAGTTTATGGTTTTTAGCAAATGACAATGGAGCTTCGTTTTCTTATGCTGATTTGGGTAATTATACTTATGAAGATCCTGTTAGCTAGAGAGAATAATATTAAACAAAACGAGAATAAAAACAAAATGTTAAACCGGTTGTCGTTTTTATCCGAAAATGACGACCCTCAAAAATACAAAGGTATGATGGAGAAGATTGATATTACAGCCACGGGAGTAGTTGATAGTATTCGTAATAAGATGGCAGTGGCTACAGTTTCCAATAAAGGATTAATGCCATCAGGTGTGTTATCGGAGTTCCAAGGCGCGTATAGTGTACTTCTGTTTGAGACTACAAGCACTCCAGTTACAGGCTCAATTCTTTTGTCTATATCTGCAACATCAAGCGGAATGCCTAGCCTATATTACATCTCCATATCACGAGCTGGTGATGTAACAGGCAATCCTAATCTAAAAGTCAAAGTCCTCTCAGGTAGCTATAATATTAAGATTAAAGCTAAGACTGAAGCTGATGGGAAGTGCCGTGTTTATGCTGAACGGCTAGTCTATACGCCAATACTAAATGTACTCCTAATGAGTTCTTTTGGCATATCAATGAAGATGGAAGCAGCGGATAACAGTGCATTCGAAGGAGGATTTGAAGCTACATTGGAATAGTATAGGGGCAAGTGCCCCTATACTATTCCAACTGTTTCATTTATAAGATTTGTATCTGTTAAAGAGTTATATTCTAAAGAACCATCAACGGATACAGCGTTTATCTTATGTATAGGCAGAAAGCAGCAACAGAACTCCATGGTATAATCCCTTTTTACCTACAACAGACATCTGCTTTCTAACCTCTTCTGCAATGCTTGCATCTTTAATATCAATCTTCTCAATCATATCCTTAACTTCATAGTAAGTCTGTCCAGTCCGTAACATTCTCTTCAAGAACGTTACGGAATACACAATCTGTCGTGTAGAATCCTTGAAAACAAGTTATTATAGAATAATTCGTATTGAATTTAACCGCAAGATATAACTGCCCTTCATAAGTACAATGTCCCAATTTAAAGTTTACAGGACCATTGGCACTTACTCCCATTACATTCATATCATTAACAAGGAATGAAGAGGAACGGAACAGCATTATATCGGCTTTTACCATCATAGGCATGTAGTCCATTCCAGCTCTTAACACATATAGGCTACCCAAGACTCCGGCTGCATCCATTTTACCAGTCAGTCCGGAAATGGGGACAATCAAAAGAATCCTGCTTCCTGCCCCTGAAGTAGTACTATACCTTAATTGTGTATATCGTAATTTGTCCGTTCCCGATGCCATAGCGATATACTCAGTCTTTGGCAAACGGTCTATAGGCATTTGCGCCAAGCTTTGACCGGATGTTAACCCAATAAGTGATGCCGGATTGCCGGTTGCCACTTCTGATAACTTTACTTTCTCTATCATCCTTGTACTTTTGAGGGTC